GTGACTAGACAGCAGCGCGACTCGGGCTTAATCCGCAATCAATACATCATCGGATCAAACCTCGGGCTTTATGCAACCCGTTCCTTGCTCGCCACAGCCGGCGCTGAATTAGCAAAAGAAGAAAAAGCTGATGAGTGATTTAGTTAAGTCTTTGATTGCCGGCATTTCAACCAGCGGCACTATTGAGAAGATGCGCCAAGACAATGAAGAGAAGGCAGAGAAGAAGCGCCAAGAGTTAGCCGGCGCGATCACTCGCCTAGTTGTCAATGACGCACTTCGAGAAATGCAGGCACGCAAGAAGATCTTTGAAGAGACTAAGGGCGAAAGCCAAGAGTAATTTGCATTAGTATACATATGGCTACTATTAAAAAATACAAATTCTCTGAAGCTGACGCTAACATTATCCTAGCAATGGGGCAACAAGGGGCGTCTCAAAAGGCAATGTACGCGGCAATCGGCATCAGCCGAGCTACTGCAGAACGTCTTAAAAAAGATGATCCCGTATTCGCTGAAACAATGGACTTGGCTACAGTTTACGGCCAAGCGTATTGGGAGAATCTCATGCTGGCTAACATTGAGAACAAGTCATTCAATAGTCGAGTGGCGGAGATTGCGCTGAGAGGCCAATATCCAATGGATTACAAAGACAGCCGCGAAACTAAGGTGGATGTCAAAGCTGAAGTGAAAATTGATTTCGACAAAGAGATCTCTGATTTAATAAAAGCTCTGAAAGTATAATAGAATCAAAGGATGAAAAGGGTCGCTCCCTGCCAACGCTCCATCGTTGGCTAGTCCTCCCCTACTATGGAGAGTATCATGAAACCTTGCGCTACTTGCAATGAGGTCAAACCACTGACCGAGTTTTACAAACATCCAACAGGCAAAGACGGGTATTTTAAACACTGTAAACTCTGCGATATAAAAAGGTCAAGACAGTGGATTAAAGATAATCCTGAACAAAATAAAAACAATCGACTATTAAGACGATATGGCATTACTACACAAACATTTAACAAAATGCTTGAAGATCAATGTGGTAGATGTGCCATTTGTGCGACTCATTTTGAGTCATCTAAATATACCCACATAGATCATTGTCACATAACAAAAAAAGTAAGAGCTATATTGTGCAATCATTGTAACCTCGTCTTAGGGCACGCAAAAGACTCTGTACAAATACTTGAAAATGCTGTACAATATCTGAATCAACACTCAATTAAGGAATAATATGGCCACGGCCCACGCCTTACTCTCAGCCTCTGGATCAAAACGTTGGCTTGCTTGCACGCCTTCAGCTAGATTAGAAGCCACCTTACCAGAACAAAAAAGACCTAAGAGCGCCTTTGACTTTTCAGCCGAGGGCACTACCGCACATAGCTTGGCAGAGATCAAGTTACTCCACCACTTTGGTAAGATCGACACCGACGAGTTCAATCGTGAGTACGAGATCATCAAACAAACTCAATACTACAATGACGACTTTGAAGCACACGTTGATAATTATGTGCTGTACGTTCGTTCACAAGTAGGTGATGGCGACGAGCCAATGTTTGAGCAGAAGACAGACTTTAGTGATTGGGTGCCGGAGGGTTTTGGTACCGCCGACGTAGTCATCTTATCTAAATATAAAATTCGTGTAATAGATTTAAAATTTGGAGCTGGAATTCCGGTTGATGCCAAAGACAATCCCCAATTACGGTTATATGCTTTGGGGGCTTATTCCAAATTCAAAGAACTTTACCCCGAGATTAGAGAGGTGGAGTATACCATTCACCAGCCGCGTCTCAATTCAATCACAACAGACGGCACCACATTAAATAAGCTAATTGATTGGGCGACATTTTACGTCAAGCCAAAGGCTAAAAAAGCTTGGATTGGTGATGGCGAGTTTGTTGCCGGCGATCATTGTCACTTCTGTCGCGCAAAGAGCCAATGCCGCGCACGCGCAGACTTCAACACAGCGCTCGCTAAGATGGAATTCCGTGACCCTCCGCTCTTGTCTGACGAAGAGATGTCAAATGTATTAGACAAGGCGCAAGACCTCAAGTCATGGGTTAACGACGTGGAAGACTACGCACTTAACAAGGCAGTAGACACCGGTACCGTACCAAGGGGATACAAGTTGGCAACCTCAGTAACACACCGCAAGATATCAGACATTGCGCTTGCCTCAGAGGTATTGATCTCCAAGGGCATCCCTAAGAACGAGATTTGGGAACAGCCAAAGATGAAGTCTATCGCGTCACTAGAGAAGCTGGGCGCCAAGGGGCAAATTATAACATGGCTCGGCGACCTAGTTCAGCGCCCAGAGGGCTCACCCAAATTAGTCCGCGATAGAGCCGGCAATGTGAGTGATGATTTTAAATGAGATTTGATTTTTTGCAATTTTCATTTGACATCCCAAACAATATGATTGATGATTACAGATCTGATTTTGAAATATTTAAGGATCCTGCCATGCGAGAAGATTTAAATATTGTAAGAGAATCGTTGTATGATATGCTGATGTTGGTTGAGTTAGAACCTGAATTATTAGACACATCAGACCATGTAGTAAAATTTGCAGAAGCAATAGCAATGAAGCAAGCATTAACTGATTTAAAGTTGTTGCACGACGCATAAATATAGCGTATATTGTTTTAAGGGTTGACGATAGGGCCCCTACTGAAGTCCTTATCTTACGTTAAAAAGGAAGTTAATTATGGCAACACCATCAAATAAAGTGAAAGTAGTTTCTGGTAAAGTTCGTCTATCATTCGCACACTTGTTTCAACCACAAGCTGCAATGGAAGGCGGTACACCAAAGTATTCAGTGTCTATCATTATCCCTAAAAGCGATACTGCTACCATTGATAAATTCAACAAGGCTTTTGAGGAAGCTAAGTCATCTAACGCCGCATTTTTTGGCGGAGCTGTACCTAAAGGACTTAAAGGTGGCTTACGTGATGGCGACGAAGAGAAAGATGACGCGGCATATGCCAACTCATACTTCATCAATGCTAACTCAGTACAAAAGCCAGGTGTTGTAGATGCAGACATGAATGAGATCATTGATCCAAACGAAGTGTACTCTGGATGCTACGGTCGTGTTTCAGTAACATTCTACCCATATAACGCAAGTGGATCGAAAGGTATTGCTTGTGGGTTAAATAACGTAATGAAGGTTGCAGATGGTGAACGCTTAGGCGGAGGTACATCAGCAGCAGCAGACTTTGCAATTTAATTTGTAGTTTATAAACACAAAGGGGCTTCGGCCCCTTTTTTACCCACCACAGATAGGAAAAAATAATAATGGATCAATATAGGGAATATATTGCCGCGAGCCGATACGCTCGATTTGTTGATGAAAATAATCGACGAGAGACTTGGGACGAGACAGTCTTACGTTTTGTAGATTACGTATTTAGTCGCACACCAGCGATTGAAAACAATGCCGAATTAAAACAGAAGATGTTTGATGCAGTACGAGATCACAAAGTGATGCCATCGATGCGAGCTGTGATGACAGCTGGCAAAGCGGCAGATCGTGATAACACTTGCGTATACAATTGCTCATACCTGCCGGTCGATGATCCGAAGTCATTTGACGAAGCCATGTTTATTTTATTATGTGGCACAGGTGTTGGCTTCTCTGTTGAAGCTAAGAACATTAACAAGCTACCAGAGATCCCTGAAAAGCTTTACAAATCAGATCACACAATCGTTGTGCACGACTCTAAAGAAGGTTGGGCTAAGTCGCTACGTTTGCTACTAGCTAACCTATGGGCTGGTGAGATCCCAAAATGGGATGTGTCTAAGATCCGAGCAGCTGGCACGCGTCTTAAAACATTTGGCGGCCGCGCATCTGGCCCTGAGCCATTGGTTGATTTGTTTGAGTTTGTGACAGCCACATTTAAACATGCGCAAGGTCGCAGACTGAACTCATTAGAGTGTCACGACATTATGTGTAAAATTGGTGAAGTCGTTGTGGTGGGTGGTGTACGCCGCTCTGCTATGATCTCACTATCAGACTTAGACGATGAAAGGATCCGTCATGCAAAAGCAGGCCCTTGGTGGGAAACCGCCCCCCATAGAGCGCTTGCCAATAACAGTGCAGTGTATGTTGAAACGCCGACTGTCGGCAAGTTTATGGAAGAGTGGCTATCACTCTATAACTCACACTCTGGCGAACGTGGTATTTTTAATAGAGAGGCTGCTCAAAAGACAGTCGCCAAGTTTGGACACCGTGACCCAGACCATGAGTTTGGAACCAATCCTTGCTCAGAAATCATCCTTAGACCGTACCAATTTTGTAACCTATCAGAAGTGGTTGTTCGCCATGATGATACGGAAGCAACGCTCATTGAAAAGGTTAAACTTGCCGCGATCCTTGGTACAATACAATCGACGTTCACCAAGTTCCCATACTTGCGCAAAGTCTGGCAAAAGAACACTGAAGAAGAACGACTCTTGGGCGTATCGCTCACGGGCATATATGACAATCCGTTATTAACTACACAAGGAAAGAAACTAAATGACCTCCTCAATAAGTTACGAGAGACAGCTAGAGAAACAAATCGAGAATGGGCTGAAGCACTTGGAATCCCTCCAAGCGCAGCTATCACTTGCGTTAAACCATCAGGAACCGTATCACAACTTACTGACTCCGCTTCAGGTATCCATCCTCGCCATAGTCCGTACTACATTAGAAGAGTTAGAGGAGACAAAAAAGATCCTCTTACCCAATTCCTTATTGCAAGTGGAGTCCCAGCCGAAGACTGCGTCATCAAGTCAGCCCAAACAACAGTCTTCAGTTTCCCTCAGCGAGCACCATCAGGTATCACTAGAGCCGACGTCACCCCCATCAGTCACCTCGGACTCTGGCTTACTTACCAGCGTGAGTGGTGCGAACACAAACCCTCGGTCACCATCTCCGTCGAAGAAAAGGACTGGCCGAGCGTAGGTGCGTGGACTTGGGAAAACTTTGACGAGATCAGCGGCGTGTCATACTTACCGTATGATGGTGGCTCTTACCGTCAGGCACCATATGAAGAGTGCACTGAAGAAGAGTACAACGAACTTAAAGCCAAAATGCCTATGATCAATTGGGCAGACTTTAAAGAAACAACAGATAATGTTGAGGGAAGCCAAATGCTTGCATGCGTAGCTGGAGCTTGCGAAATTTAAGTTTCACGTGGTGGTGGAAGGAGAAGGGGCATCGGTGATCCGGTGCTCCTTTTTTAACTGAAAGGATATAAAATGGTAGCTAAAAATGATATTACCGGAGATGCGATCCAGTCCAAAATCAGTAGCAAAGAGTACGGAGATAACTTCGACAGAATTTTCCGTAAAAATAAAGTGGTGGAACTTTGGACCGATGATGACGAGAAACGTCAAGACATTATCGGTCAAAACGGCAACGTGGGATATAACTTAGAAGAAATGTACGCAGAAGGAGAAAAAGATTATGATTCTAGATAGTTTAGACCCCGAGGCAATGTTAATGGAGCCTCGGGAACATTATGACAAGTGTATTATAGGCGCGACATACGATGGATCCAAGGTGATCTATGATACACACTTAGTCTTGCAGTCGTTAATGGAAGACCAAGGAATGACTGATGAAGAAGCACTTGACTGGTTTGAGTATAATATGTTAGGATCTTACATGGGTGAAGGAACACCCATATTTATAGTAACAGAATAGTAATACAGCGGGATTAGTTTAATGGCAAAACCTCAGTTTTCCAAACTGAATTCGCGGGTTCGATTCCCGCATCCCGCTCCATCAACAGGGATACGTCCCACAGCCTTAGGAGCATTACATGATTTATTCAATCGACTTTGAAACACGTAGCATTATCGACCTAAAAGATCGTGGCCTAGATGTTTATGCCAATGATCCATCCACCGAGGTTATCTGCATTGCCTTTGGTACCATACCAGAGGATGTTCAGGTAGTAGACCCCTTAAAGCCAAACCAACACCTTGCCGTCCTATTAGACCATGTTCGCAATGGGGGTAATATTCAGGCTTGGAATGCTATGTTTGAGTACGCCATCTGGAATTGTGTCTGCGTACCAAAATATGGATGGCCTCCACTTAAACTAGAACAATGCATCGACTCGATGGCAATTGCTGCCGCCAATAATATTCCACAGAGTTTGGAAGACGCCGGCGCCGCGATGAATTCTGACTACCAAAAAGACCCCATCGGTAAGCAACTCATCCAAAAATTGTGTAAACCACACAAGGGTGCGTTTAATTACGACTCAGAGCTCCTAAAACAGCTATTTGAGTACTGTAAAACCGACGTAAAGACCGAGATGGCCATAGGACGCACGCTAAGGGGCCTAGATCCGATTGAGCAACAGATCTGGACCCTTACTAACAGGATTAACACGATCGGCGTTCCTGTGTCGATTGTGGAGGTCGAAAATGCGGTACATGCCGTAAAAAATGCACAAAAGGCACTTGATGTTGAATTATTAGAATTATCTGGGTGTAAACCGTCTGAGAGACTTAAATTATTAAACTGGTTAAATGATCGCGGCGCCAAGTTAGAAAATTTAACCGCCGAGACGGTGACTGAAAAATTAAAAGAACCTAGACTGAATGAAAAAGTAAAACACGCGCTACTTTTACGGCAAGAGGGAAGTCAAACTAGCGTGGCTAAATACGCTAAAATTTTGGAGATACAACGAAATGGACGAATTAGAAATACGCTGGTCTATCATGGGGCGAGTACTGGCCGTTGGGCTTCTCGTGGTGGACTCAATTTACAAAATATCGCGCGGCCTACACTTAGCGATAGCGAGATTGAGGACGCGATTCCGCGAGTCTTTGGCCAAGGAATTGGTACCATGCGAGAGCTGTCATCCCTCGTTAGAAGTGCTATCAAAGCTCCTGACGGACAAACCTTCGTGGACGTCGATTTTTCTTCGATCGAAAATAGAGTGGGTGTCTATCTGGCAAACCAAAACGACAAAGTAGAGATGTTTAGAAAGGGTCTGGATGAATATAAGATGTTTGCGTCCGGCGCACTTTTTAATGTCCCATACGACGAAGTGACAAAAGAACAGCGACAAATTGCGAAATCCGCAGTATTGGGCTGTATGTTTGGTCAAGGATCCAAGGGACTTGTGGATTACGCAAAAGGAATGGGTGTCACGATGTCACTCGCTCAGTCCCAAGAGGCAGTAGATAACTACCGCGCCGCATATCCAAAGGTCAAGGCTTTGTGGAGTCTATGTGAGGCTGCTGCAATTGACGCTGTGCAAAACCCAGGGTCGCCATTTAACGCAGGCAACAAGATAGTGATTAAGGCAGACAACCGCGCCCTTTGGATGCGTTTGCCTAGTGGACGATTGATTTGTTGGCAGAGTCCGGAACTTAGAGAGGTGACAACACCTTGGGGACAAGAGAAGCTTGCCGTGACGGTGATGAGTGTAAACACCTACACGCGCAAGTGGAGCCGCAATCCATTGATTGGGAGCTCAATATTCCAGAGTGCTACGCAAGGGGCGGCTCGAGACTTCTTAGCGTTCTCTATGATGAGCCTAGATAAAGCGGGGCACACTATTGTCAACTCAATCCACGATGAGGTGCTCTTGTTGGTTGACGAGGATCGTAAAGATGTTGCGCTAGAGGACGTGATCAATATCATGACTACGCCTCCAACTTGGGCTCAAGACTTCCCCCTAGCGGCGGAGGGTTGGGTTGGTATCCGTTACCGGAAGTGAGTTAATCCACCAGCTGCTTTTTTTTCAGGGGTGTCTAATTGAGACGCCCCTAATCCTGTAGCGCCAAGGCTATACATTGGTTTATTACCTTCAATAAAGCCCTTTAACACTTCTTCCGGAGTTTGACCTGTTATCCGACTGGTGCGATGGATCATTTCATTGA